GCCGCCAGTATTCCTTACCAATCCGCGGCCGATACGACCGCGTTTTTGGCGTCCGCTGCCGGTGATGCAGGAAAAGTCCTACAAAGCAACGGCACCAGCGCCCCTTCCTGGGTGACGCCCACGGCCTACGCCACGGTCACCGATGACACTACGACCAACGCGACCCGTTACCCGCTGTTTGCCAATCAGACCACGGGCAACCTGGCCACGGAATACGTCAGTAGCACCAAACTGCAATTCAACCCGTCCACGGGCACGTTGTCGGCTACCGTGTTCAGCGGATCGGCCGCCAGCCTGACCAGCGTTCCGGCCGGCCAGTTGACGGGCACGATCCCGTCCACGGTTTTGGGCAATTCCAGCCTGTACATCGGCACCACTTCGATTGCGTTGAACCGCACCAGCGGCAGCCAAACGCTGAACGGCGTGTCGATTGACGGCAGCGCGGGGTCGGCAACAAACGCAACAAACGCAACGAATATCGCCATCACGGATGACACAACCACCGCGGCCGATATGTATTTGGCCTGGGTGACCGCATCAACGGGTAACTTGCCCGCAAAGGTCAGCAGCACTAAACTTAAATTCAATCCATCGACAGGCGTTTTGACCGTTACCGGTGGAACCGGCGGAGGAACATTCTGATGGATGCAAAATGGAAAATCTTGGGCATTAAATCACCGGACGGTGAACTGATTACCGAGGCCAAATACTTTGCCAGCATCAGCCTGGGCGGATTCACGGTCGAAACGGAAGGCAATTGGACGTTTTTGGAACCTAAATTGGCCGTCCCATTTGCTGATGTGACCGAAGAAATGATCGTGGGATGGGTGAAAACCCAAACAATGCGCGATGGCGCCAACATGATCGAAACGCGCCTGGCTGAACAGTTGGCCGCGCTACAAAAAGACCGTGAAACACCGCTACCTTGGGCGCCCCAGGTGTTTACACCAAAATTTGAGGAATAACTATGGCTGTCAATCTTTCACCTTTGGGCGGCGTTGCTGCACAGTTTTTCAACAATGACGGAGTGCCGCTGTCGGGTGGATTGATTTACACCTACCTGGCCGGAACCAACACGCCGGCCACAACCTACACGACCGGCGCGGGCAACATTGCCCATTCCAATCCAATCGTGCTGGATGCGGCTGGCCGTGTGCCCACGGGCGAAATTTGGTTAAGCGATGGAATTTCTTACAAGTTTGTCATTAAGGATTCGTCAGCCAATTTGATTGGAACGTACGACAATTTGGTTGGCATAAATTCCAACTTTGTCAATTACACCGCCAGTCAGGAAATCCAAACGGCAACCGCTGGCCAAACTGTGTTCACGCTGACCAGCATGGTCTATCAGCCTGGCACCAATAGTTTGTCTGTGTTCGTGGATGGTGTAAACCAGTACGGCCCAGGCGCACAGTACGCATTTGTTGAAACAGATTCCACCACTGTAACTTTTGCCAGCGGCCTTCATGTGGGCGCATCGGTGAAATTCACTACATCGCAAATCAACAGCAGTGCAGCAACAAACGCAAATCAAGTGTCCTATGAGCCACCATTCAATGGTGCCGTACCAACAAACGTTGAATTGAAACTGGCGCAATTTGTCACGTTAGAAGATTTTGGCGCCGTTGGCGATGGTGTAGCCAACGACACGCAAGCATTGATTGATGCTTGTGCATTCATTGAATCGTCAACTGACGTAAACGTTCTTTATGTCACCAAGATTTATTCAATTGATTGGTTAACAATTCCAAACAACTATATTGAATTCACCCGTGATGATGTGACAATTTGTGGCGGTGGAACATTGCTTGCGCGTCCAGCCGCGTATTCGGCTGGTGTAGCAAACGGCGCGTTCAAGTTTTACACGGCGTTTTATTTCACAGGAAATCGCGGAACCGTCAAAGACATTACGTTTGACGGAAACAACGAATTTTCTCAATACGCATCAAGCCCATCATTGCCAAATTATTGGTTCAATGCGGTGTATTTTCAGGGGCTGGTTGGGAATCGCACAATTGGTGGCAGGGTGATTAATTGCCGTTACATCAATGGCGGCGGCTGGCCATTTAGGGGTCAATACCACAATTATGGTTTGATTCAAGGGTGTTACGTTGAACATTCTCAAGGATGCGGATTTGATGCTGGTTCATTGTGTGTGGTTGCAAACAATGTTTCGTACAACGCGCATGATGCTCACTTCGCCACCTGGAACAGTATTGGCGGCGTAATTTCAGGAAACACTTGCGACACGAACGACAACGGGTCGGGTATTGACGTTTCCGGGTCCGCTGATGCGACGGTCATTGGCAACACCATTCGAAACAATGCCAATCGTGGTATTTGGGTGGTACAAGACCCGAACACTGCAACACCGTGCCGAAATGTCACGATTGTTGGCAACGCTTTGACGGTGAACAACACTTATGTCCCGATTTCTGAACGCGGCGACATTCAAGTTGGTCCCACTGATGTGACAACTGATTCCCGTCCGCCTGGCACTGTTGATTGCCGCGGTTTGACCATCAGCGGCAACACCATTTTTTCAAATGCAGGCGCCAACGCAATTACGTTGGGCAAATATGCGTTTTATACCAACATCACTGGCAACTCTTTCATCGACGATGGTTCATCGTCCGCAAATCGAAGCGTTGTGATTTGGTATTCGCAAAACACAATCATTCGCAACAACTATGATTTGATTGCAATTCGCCGCGGCGCAGCGGGTCAGCCCAAAATTCTTGGAAGTGGCCCAATTTGGTTTGACGATGCAAACACATCGCTTGATACATCGGTTGCACCAACCGCGTTAAGCGCGGTGCAAACCAATTTTGTAGTGCAAACCAACCGACAATCAAATCCAGGAAACACATATCAGATTGTCAAAAATTATGGTTTTTCTGAGTACGGCGCGGAATTTGTGGCTGTCAATGGAAGCAAAAATGTTGTGGAAATTAATTTCACATCAGGTGGATTTGAAGTTGCGGCTATTGAAGTGATTGCCACCGTTGGCGGTGACCGCGGCGCGGTGTCGGGGCGCGTTGTGTATCAGGGAAGCGCATCAACAACACCAACGCAAATTGTTGCCGCAACCACTGTATTCACCGGCGGTGCGGCTGCGCCCACGCTGGCATACACCGCGGCAACCGGAAAAGTCACAATTTCTGTCAGCACAAATGATGCTTTGTCTGCATCATTGTGGATGCGTGTAAGCGGCACGGCCGGCACCGTTCCAAACATCACATCGCTGGTCTAAGGGGAAAACATGGCACAAACCGGTTACACCCCAATCCTAATTTACAGCAGCAGCACGGCGTCCCAGGCGCCGACTGCGGGCAATCTGACCAACAGCACATTGGGGTCGGAACTTGCCATCAACATCACCGATGGCAAACTGTTCTACAAAGACAACGCGAATGCTGTTCAGGTGATTGGCTGGAAAATTGTTCCGGCTACGGCGGGCGGCACAGGGCAAACGTCCTATGCGGTGGGTGATTTGCTATATGCAGACACCACCACCAGCCTGGCTAAATTGGCCGATGTGGCCACTGGTAATGCGCTGATTTCCGGCGGTGTGAGCGCGGCGCCTTCCTGGGGAAAAATTGGCCTCACAACGCACGTTTCCGGCACTTTGGCTACCGGCAATGGTGGAACGGGTCTGTCATCGTTTACCGCGGGCGATACGGTTTATTACGCCGCCGGAACGGTTTTATCGAAGTTGGCTATTGGTGCGGCCAATACGGTAATGACTTCATCGGGAAGTGCCCCGCAATGGACGGCCCAAAGCAGCCTATCGGTGGGCACCGCCAGCAATCTTTTGTCCAACGCCACCACCGGCGTGATGCAGATTGTTGGTCCTGGCGCGGGAACAACTCGCGTGATGACAATTCCGAATGCCAACTTTACGGCGGCAAGAACAGACGCGGGACAGACTTTTACCGGTAATCAGCAATTCAGCAACAACATCGGCATGAACATTGCCGCATATGCTTGGGGGACTGATTACCGCGCCATTGATGGTTATGGTTCGATGGCTGTGTCGGGTTCGTTTTCAACCGTAATCGCAAGAAACGCCTACAACGACAACACAGATTGGCGGGCCAAATACACTGCCGATGAAAGATCGGCGTTGTATGTGCAGCCTTACGCTGGCGGTCACAAATGGTACAACAGCAACGCATTTGTGACGGGCGGCGCTGTCATCACAATGACCGAAGTTGCCGGAATTGATACATCCGGCAATTTCAACATTAATACTAATAATTTAATTTTTGGAACTGCCGCTAAAGGTATTACCGGTTCATCATCATTTTCGGTGACCATTGCCAATGGAGCAGCCGGAAACCTGGTTGACTTGTCAACCGCGTTGCCTGTTGGTGGTTCCGGCCTGGTGATTGTGAACGGTGCAAGTGCCGGCAAGGCAACCATTTTGGCGCAACGCGATTCGGGTGGTTATTACTCTGTTGCCGAACTTGGCACACAGCCCCGCGGTACTTACATCACATCCATTACGTTGTCGGGAACAAATTTAAGAATCACCAATTCAACAGGCGCCAGCGAAACGTTTTCCGGCAAGGTTGTCGTGTTGACGAATTAAAGGAAAAAAAATGTCATTGACCAAAACATCTTTCGCAATGATTACCGGCGCGGTGGCCAACGTGCTGGATTATGGCGCTGATCCGACCGGTGCAGACCCAAGCGACAGCGCGTTTACGCAAGCGTTCGCCACGGGCGCCAAGCACGTTTATGTGCCGCAAGGAACTTATAAAACCACCGCCGTGATCAATCGCCCTGCCGGTGTTCGACTGTTTGGTGATGGCGCAACGTTCAGTGTGATCCAGGCCGCGCACAACGGCATCATTGTTGACACTTCGCCGGCAACTTTGTCGGGGGATGGATTCAATTCATTCCAGGACATTGGGTTTACCAATGCGGCTACGTTCAACAGCAGCATTGGCATCAGGATTTCCAACATGACCGCTTGTTCTTTGCGGCGCGTGTATGTGACCAACGGCCCCGCAATCGGTATTCAATGCGTGTTTGTGTTGAACAGCGAATTTGACCAATTGAACGTGACTGATTGTTCAGATGTTGGCATTTATTTGTATAGCACCGGCCTTGCAACAGGCGTGAACAGAAACGTTTTCAATTGCATCAACAACACTTACAACCACGAAGGCATCGTAATTGATGTTTCCGGTGGGCTGTCAAATGTGTTCAATGATGTGGCTGTCGAAGCGTCTACAAGTTTTCCGGTTCGCATCAGCAATTGCGAACAGGTCACGTTCAATGGGTTGTATCTTGAAGGCAACGCGCAATCCATTGACATTCGCGGCGGCAACACAATCACGTTCAGGGACTGTTTCAATGTGTCCGCCATCCCGTTTATCAAGGTTGCTGGATTTGCTGGCACAGGTGTGACGGTTGAACGATTGAAGGACTTGAGTGCTGGCGGCGTGGGTGGCGACAACAGCATTTTGCAAATCACATCGGACAACAAAATTGTTTTCCCCCGCGTCACGCCAAGCGGCACTGGCGTCACCACATCAAGCACTACGCTGGCCAACTATCAGGAAGGCGTTTGGGTGCCAACTGATCAAAGCGGCGCCGGCTTGACTTTGACCACTGGTGTTTGCCGTTGGACCAAAGTTGGGCGTATCGTGACGGCAAATTACGATTTGACCTATCCCGCAACAGCCAACGGCGCATCATCCGTAATTGGTGGGTTGCCATTTTTGAACAAAGGTTACGCAGCGGTCAACGTTGGCTACACCACGGTTTCAGCATTGGTTCGCGGCCTTACGTCTGACGATCAACGCTATTTCCTTTGGTACAAGGCCGATGGTTCGCGTTTGCTGAATTCGGATTTAAGTGGCGCAAACATCAAAGGCACAATTGTGTTTGAAACCAATGAATGAAAGGACAAAAAATGTCACTTGAGAAAAAAATTACTGTCGAATGCGTTGAAGTTTTTGCGAATGGCGTGGTCTATGTTCGTTCAGAAATTGGCATTTTTGAGGATCAAAAACAAATCAGCACATCCAGCAACCGCAAGGCAATTTATCCTGGCGATGATTTCAGCCAGGAAGATGCGCTGACGCAATCTATTTGTTCCGCCGTGCATACACCTGAACAAATTGCCGCATACCAGGCACAGCAAGCCGAAGCCAGCGCCAAATCGGGGGAATAAGATGACCACGCCGTTTGACATTATCACCCGCGCCATGAAGGACATTGGCGCGTTGGCCGCTGGTGAAGTGCCAACGGCGGACGAAGCCCAAGATGGTTTCGACATGATGAACGATATGTTGGATCAATGGTCCAACGAAAACATGATGGTTTTCTACAAAACGGAAATCATCTTCCCGGTCACGCAAAATCAAATTCAGTACACCATTGGACCAGGCGGCCAGGTCGGGTCCACGTTTGTCGGGTCGATTGCTGGCACTGTGCTGACCGTGGCGGCCAACAGCGTGACCAAAGGCGCCATCACCATTGGTCAGATCATCACCGGGCCTGGCATCACGCCTGGCACCAAGATCGTGGCCTTTGAAACCGGCGCTGGCGGCAACGTCAACGAAGGCGGCACCTACCTGGTCAACAAGTCCCAAACCGTGGCCAGCACCACGATCAATGGCTACTATCAGCGCCCGTTGACCATCGAATCGGCATTCGTGCGCGTGACCACAACCAGCAACGGAACGCCCATCTTCAATGGCGGCCTGGACTACCCGGTGGCCATCTTCGCGCTTGAGCAGTACGAAATGATTGGCCTGAAGGCGCTGAACGGCCCGTGGCCCAAAGGGTTGTATTACCAGCCATCCGAAGTGTTGGGCACCATTTTCCTGTGGCCAAACCCGGCCCAGGGCGAAATGCACGTTTTCGCGTACACGCAATTCCAGCAGTTTGCCAATCTGACGGATGAAATCCAATTCCCGCCTGGCTACATCAACGCCATCCGGTTTTGCCTGGCTGAACGCCTCATGCCCATGTACGGCAAGACCAATCAATTGATGATGGCCAAGATCGAAGCCCTGGCAGCGCAAGGCAAAGCCACGGTCAAGCGGACCAATATGCGGCCGCCCCAGGTGGCGCGTTATCCTGACCAGTTGCTGTGGGGCAAGTCCAAGGACGCCGGCTGGATCATGGATGGAGGGTTTTGCTGATGCCTGACTTTGGCTTTGTCGGGGCATCCTACGAAGCCCCGTCCATTTACCAGGATGCCCAAGAGTGCATCAATTTTTACCCTGAACAAGACCCCACAAAGTCCCCAGGGGAACGCGGAATCGTTGCCCTGTACCCTACCCCCGGCCTGGTCGAAAAACTGGCCCTGTGGCAAGCGGAAGTGCGCGGGATGCGGGCTTTGTCGGGCAGTCAGTACCTGGTGGTGGTGGCTGGTAATCGCGTGTACAGCGTCACGACCAGTTTTGTGGCCACGCAGATTGGCACCCTGACCACCAGTACCGGCCCGGTTCAGATCACCGACACGGTGACCACCAACAACGGCCTGACCGCTTACATCGTGGACGGTGCGAACCGGTACACCTGGGTGGCCAGCACCAACACATTTGCTAGATTGCCAAATTCGGATGGCCTATGGACGGGTGCCACCGCTTGCGACACCGTGGACAACTATGTGGCTTACAACGAACCCAACACGCAAAATTGGGCAGTCACTGACCTGGGCCTGGTGGTCACCACCACTGGCAACTACGGCACCAAGGACGGTTCGCCGGACAACCTGGTGACCCTGATCGTGGACCACCGTCAGGTCTATTTGCTTGGCGAAGTTACCACCGAAGTGTGGGTGGATGTGGGCAACACCATTGAGGGCATCACATCGTTCCCGTTCCAGCGTGTGGCGGGCACGACCATGCAGCACGGCTGCGCCGCGGCCTATTCGGTGGCCAGGTTTGGCGAATCGTTCATGTTTGTAAGCCGCGACACCCGCGGTCAGTCCATCATTGGGGCGGTCAACGGCTATCAATTCAAGCGCCTGTCCACCCATGCGGTGGAACAAAGCCTGGTCGGCGTGAATGTGTCCGATGCCGTGGCCTACACCTATCAACTTGAAGGCCACGAATTCTATGTGGTGACCTTCCCGCAAGCGGACCTGACCTGGGTGTTTGACCTGGCCACGGGTCTTTGGCACAAGTGGCTTGAATGGGACAACCTGACCGGCTATCACCGTCACCGTTCAAACTGCGCCGCTTTCTTTGCCGGCTACAACCTGGTGGGCGACTACGAAAACGGCAAGGTCTATGCGCTGGACAATGCGGTGTACACCGACAACGGCAAGACCATTCGCCGGCTGCGCCGTGCCTTGCACCTGACTTCAGACTTGCAGCGGCAGTTTTTCGAAGAATTCCAAATTCAATTTCAGCCTGGCGTTGGACTGCAAACCGGACAGGGCGACAACCCCCAGGCCATGTTGCGTTGGTCCAATGACGGCGGCAGCACCTGGTCAAACGAACATTGGGTCAGCATCGGTCAGATTGGCCGCTATCAGAACCGCGCCATTTGGCGCCGCCTGGGCTGGTCCCGTGACCGCATCTTTGAAGTGGCCATCAGCGACCCTGTGAAAGCGGTGATCGTGTCGGCCAACCTGAAAGCGTCCGTGGGGGATAACTGATGGTTGCACCCAACGTTACGTCCTACACCAATATCCGGTTCCCGCAATCGGAATTCTTGGACCCGCTGACCGGTCGGCCGGCGCGGGAATGGATCGTATGGCTGCAAAACCCCAACCTGGTTTCGCAAACGGTGAACTATCAGATCATCAACGGCGGGCAGATCAACAACACCGTCATCGGTAACGTGACGCCAGCGCCTGGCACGTTCACGCTGTTGACGGCACTTACAGGCATTGGTGGGGGCACATTTTGAGCGACATTGACGTAATCAGCCAAGTCCCGACCAGGGATCAAATTGACCGCCTTCAGTCTGAAATGGTCAAGATGCCCCAGGTCGAATTGCAGACCGAACATTACTTCGTGCCCGGTATGTATTGCCGGCGGGTATTTCGGCCGGCGGGGACGCTGATTGTCGGCAAGGTCCACAAGCACCCGCACTTCTTTTTATGTGCCAAGGGCGAGATAATCGCATGGACTGAAAAAGGAATGCGAAAACTTCAGGCTGGCGATGTTGTGGAATGTCAACCAGGCACCAAACGGGTGACATTGGCCACACAAGATTCCATCGGTGTGACGATTCACAAGACCGACGAAACCGACCTGGAAAAGATCGAAATTGAATTGGTCGAACCCGATGAAACCGCTTTGTTTGACGCGAACAACAAACTCAAGCAAATCGTGGCCGACATGAAGAAACTGGAAGGGGAATGATATGACATTTGTTGCAGCAGCGATTGGGGCGGGACTAGGCTACGGTGTAGCCGGTACGCTGACCGGCGCGGCCATCGGTGCGGGCATCGGCGGCATGGTCGGCGGTTCGATGAACCAGGCCAGCGCGGCCCGTGATGCGGCCAGCGCCCAACAACAAGCCGCGTCCAACGCCACGGGCCTTCAGCGCGACATTTTCAACACGATCAACACGCAACAAGCCCCGTATCGCGGGGCGGGTTATGGCGCGTTGAATACCCTTCAGTCCATGTTGCCTGGCCAGTATCAGCAATATGACGCCCAGGGCAACCCGACCACAATGGCCACCGGCAGCGGACAACTGACGCGAATGTTCACGCCGGAAGATTTGACCGCCAACCTGGCGCCGAACTACGGTTTTATGAGCCAGCAGGGCTTGAACGCTGTGCGTCAAACGGCCAACGTGGGCGGCGGGGGTTCCAACGTTTTGAAATCCGGCATCACGTTTGCCGAGAACTATGCAAAGAACGCATATCAGGACGCATTCAACAACTGGCGGGCGCAGCAGGGCGACATTTACAACCGCCTGGCGGGCATCGCCGGCATCGGTCAAACCGGCCAGGGTCAAGTCAACCAGGCGGGCACGAACTTCGCCAATGCCGCGGGCCAGTTGGGTGTCGGCAGCGCCACTGCATACGGGGCTGGCCAGGTCGGATCGGCCAACGCTTACGCGAACATCGGCAACAATTTCCTGCAAGCCGCGATGCTGGCCAAGGCATTGGGTTAAGGGGGCGTCATGGCAGAATTTTTCACATCATTCCCATCGCAGCAGATCAAGCCGGTCGAATTCAGGGCGCAAGACCTGATCAACATCGGTCGCACCGGCATTGCTTATCAACGCGAAGAACAGGGCAACAAAGAACGCCTGGCGCTGCAAGACTTTTTCAGCAATCCCGAAAACTTCCAAACCGATGGCCGCATTGATTTGGAAAAGATCAATGCGCGTGTGCCGCAACTTGCGCCCCTGACCGGCCGCGATGTAATTCGCAATATGTCGGACCTGTCCACCGCGCAAACGCAAGCCATCAGTGCCAAACAAAACCTGACGCAATCGCAACGTGGCATGGTTGGCCAGGCGTTCAACATCCTGGGCAAAGCCGGCGTCAACGACCGCAATAGTTATTTTGCGGCGTTGGATCACTTGGTTGAATCCAACCCCGGCAATAAAGACCTGGCACGGCTGGCTGATTCGTACAAAACCATTTGGGGCAAGATGCCCGAAAACACCAACTGGTCCCAACTGGCGATTGCTGGTGCCCAAACGCTGTTGCCGGTGTCCGAACAAGAAACCAAGTATGCCCCGCAGCCTGGTTCCATCAGCAGCGGTGCAGCCACTTTTGGCACCGTCACACAGCCTTCCGTTGGTGGTTTGCCGCCGACCCAGGCTGTGGGCGGTGCCCCGCTGGTGGTCAATCAACCGCCGTTGTCCAGCCAAATGCAGCCCACCGGTCGTTTAGACCTGAATGGCAATCCGACCGCGTATGTGCAAGACCCGCAAACCGGTCAAATCCGCGAAGTCACGATTCCGGCTGGCGCGTTTGCCAATCAAATGCCTGGCGCACAACCCGCTGTTCCGGTGCCAGGCGGAATGCCTGGCCCGAACGTGGTGCCTGGTGCGCCAACGGTGCCTGGTGGTGTGACTTATCCGCCCAGGATGCCGACTTCGCAATCGTTCCCCGTCCCATCACCTGGCCCGAATGTGTCTGTTGGCACCGGTCAACCTGTCGCACCCAACGCGCCGGTTCGAATGGAAGGGCAATCGCCTTTCTCGCTGGAAACGGCCGACAAGTTGCGCGTGAACACAATGACTCAAGCGGCCCAGGTGCCGCAACGTCAATTCAACAACAACCAAATCATCAAACTGGCTGATGCGGCAATTACTGGCCGCGGCGCTGAAACTCTTGCGGCGTTGGCTGGTGGTTTTGCCGCGGTGCCCTGGACCGGTGACACGGCCACATACCTAAACGAATTGGGTCATTACCTGAAATTGGAAACAGCCACGCTAGCGCAGTCCGCCGGTCTGAACGGCAGCGACCAAGCCCGTGCCCTAGGTGAAGCCACCGTGGGTTCTACCGGTTGGACCGCGCCGGCCATCAAGAACGTGGCCCGTTTGAACCGCGCACTGTCCACCAGCACGGCGTTGTTGAATGAGGGCATTCAAAACGCTGTCAGCCGGCCAGGCGCTACCCGTTTTGCGCCGCTTGAATTTCAGCAACGATGGACGCAAACATTGGGGCCAAATGGCATTGACGCAATTCGTTTGTACGATGCCACACAACACAATGACACCGAAGCAATCCAAAACATTGTGAAAGAACTTGGCGGCGTTGATTCAGACAAATACAAATCTGTTCGCAGCAAATTGCAAGATTTGCAGCGCCTGATCGGGGGGCGATAATGATTGACCTTGACGCTCTTGACCAAGCGGTTGGTGAAGCGGTTGGCAAAAAGCCTAGCGCAGCGCCAAGTGCGCCTGTGCGTCAGGCTGCCGCCCCAACTACGCCCGCCCCGATGCGGACCAACAATCCTGGCGCATTGATGCCTGGTGGCAAGATGGCCGAATTTCCTTCGATGGAAGAAGGTTTGGCCGCGCTTGACAGGAACCTAGCGTCCTACGGCAAACAAGGCGTCAACACCATTGAAGGCGTGATCAACAAATGGTCACCGCCAAACGCCAAAGGCAACACGCCCGAAGGAACGCGCAACTACATTGCCCATGTGGCCAGGGTCACCGGGCTTGACCCGACCGCGCCGATTGACTTGTCGAACCCGCTGGTGCGTCATCAGATCAGCGCCGGCATCACGCAGTTTGAAAGCGGTCCCAAGGCAATCTATGGTCAAACCCGTGCGCCAGCAGCCGCACCGGCGCCAGCCGCGGCACCAGCAACCACGCCAGCACAGCCGGCGCCGGCCGGCGGAATGGACTTGGCCAACGTTGACGCAACAGTGAATACCGCGATGGCTGCACCACCGCCAGCACCCACCAGTGTGGGCGGGAAAGTGGTGTCAAAGGTCAATGAATTTTTGCGTGGCCAAGGCCGTGCAGCCGCCAGCCTGGTGGATACCGGTTTGAACGCTGTAACGGGCTTGATTGACTACGGGGCATATCCTTTGGCCAGGGCTTACTACGGAACGCAAATGTCACCTGAAGCGGCGGCGGCCAAAGCCAAAGCCGAAACGACCAGCCCCAAAAACATTGTTGGTCGGGCTTTTGGTGTTGAACAAACGCCGGAATATCAAAGCGAAGCCAGCCGGAAAATCATGGAAGCGGCCGCACAAGTGCCTGGTTGGGCTGAAGGAAAAACCGGCGTGCCATTGACGGCAAAAACCATTTCCGAAAAAACCGGCATTCCCCAGGCTGACGTTGAAAACGTGCTTATGTCGGCAACAATGGCCGCGGGTCCAGCGGTCAAACCTGTGGCCAGGGCTGTCGGGACTGAAGCCGGTTACGCACTGGAAGGTGTAAAAGCCGTCACGCCCAAATCCGTGCAAACCGCAGTTGGCCGCGTGACTGAAGCCGTTGCGCCTGGCACCACGAACATCAAGCCTGCCCCTGTTGCGCCTACTGTTGGCGCCGCGCCCGTTCAGGCCGCCCCGTATGCACAGCCAGGCCGCGGCAGCGTTGGCGCAGCCGGTGTGCCGGATGCCACCATGATTCGCCAGGCGTTGGATTCGGCCACGCCTGAATTCCAGCAGTTGTACGGCGGGATGCCTTTGGACAAGGTGAACACGCCTGTGGTGATGCGTCACTTGGAAGGTGATTCGCTGCCGGTCCCTGTGCGTTTGACCAAAGGCCAAGCCACCGGTGACCTGGTGCAGATTTCCAAAGAACAAAACGTTCGCGGCCGCAACCCCGAAATCGCGTATCAGTTGGAACAACAAAACAAGGCGCTGGTTGACAACGTGCCGGCCATTCGTGAGCGCGTGGCCCCTGACGTTTATTCGCCCAAGACCATTGATTCCAGCACGGCCATCATTGATGCGTACCGCAAACTGGACAGCAGCCGCAACGCTGAAATCACCGCTGCATACAAAGCCCTGGAAGATGCCAACGGCGGCCAATTCCCGGTTGATGGCGCAACGCTGGCGAGAAACGCTGAAGCCGCCCTGGGTAAGAAACTGAAAACCGAATTTTTGCCGTCCAGCATCAAGTCCCAACTTGAGCGATTCAAAAACGGCGAACCCATGACCTTCGAACAATTCGAAGCCATGCGGACCAACCTGGCGGCGGAAATTCGCAAGGCGCAGCGAAGTGGTGACGGCAACGCGGCCCAGGCTGCCAGCATCGTGCGCGAAGCCTTGGAAAACTTGCCGATGACCGGCGAAACCGCGGCATTGAAACCGCTGGCCGACAAGGCCCGCACGTTGGCCAAGGCGCGTTTTGATGCGCTGAAGAAAGACCCGGCCTATCGTGCCGCGATTGATGACACGGTGCCGGCCGACAAATTCCTGGAAAAGTTTGTCATCAACGGCCACAACAAAAACGTCCGCACAATGGTGGACACGCTTGGCGTTGGGTCCGAAGGTCATCAGCACATGGCCGCGGGCACCATCAACTGGCTGTCAGATCGTGCCGGCATCGTGGACGGCCGCGGCAACTTTAGCCAAGCCAATTACAACAAGGCGCTGAAAAAACTGGATGATGCAAACAACATCCATCAGATTTTCACGCCCGAAGGTCAGACCATGTTGCGGACCCTTGGCAACGTGGCCAACTACACGCAATTCCAGCCCCGTGGATCGTTTGTCAACAATTCCAACACCCTGGTCGGATACCTAGCAGAAAAGGGCGCCAATGCCCTAGAAACAGGCGCCAACGTGGTTGGTTTGAAAACCGTGGGTTACCCGGTCGGCAGCGAAGCCCGGCGCGTTGTTGGCGCTGCGCGTGAACGCAAGTTTGTGAAAGAGGCATTGGAACCGGGTGCAGGATCAACCCTTGGCGAAATCAAAGACAAGGGAAAGAAAAAGCCGCCCGCAACAACAGAAAGAGTGGAACCAAGGTTGGACTGATGATGAACACACCCGAAATTGATCCAGTGAAATACGGCGTACTATGGCAAAAGGTCCAGGATTACGAACGCCGATTCGATGACATGGGCCGCAAGATGGACCGCATGGAAGAACAGTTGGAAAAACTTGTCGCGCTTGCCAACCAGGGGCGCGGCGGGTTTTGGGTCGGCATGAGTATCATGTCCGCTGCATCAGCGGGCGCCGGCTATCTCATGTCCTGGTTGACCAAGCACTGAAAGGAACACCATGAAATCGTACCTACTTGCCCGAATGAAAGAAGCGTCCACTTGGCGCGGCCTAACCCTGTTGCTGACCGCCCTGGGCGTTCCGTTGGCACCTGGACTGTCTGACGCCATCATTGCGGCCGGCCTTGGCCTGGCTGGTTTGATCGGTGCATTGACGCCTGACAAATGACGTTCAGCCTGTCGCAACGTTCGCTGGACAAACTCAAAGGGGTGGACCAGCGGCTGGTTGATGTGGTCAAACGCGCCATCGAAATCACCACGGTGGACTTTGGCGTGACCTGTGGTTTGCGAACACAGGCCGAACAGGAACGCTTATTCGCCACTGGCGCCAGCCAAGTCAAAGATGGCGGAACCCATGTGGCCGGCAAAGCCGTGGACCTGGTGGCCTATATTGGCAATCGTGCGTCCTGGGAACTGAACCTGTACGATGACATTGCCCTGGCCATGAAGGTGGCTGCCAAAGAACTGAAAGTGCCCATCCGATGGGGCGCGGCCTGGAATGTGCCCGACCTGACCAAATGGAACGGCACGATGGAAGGCGCGATGAACTACTACATTGACACTAAGCGCAAACAGAATCAGCGGCCGTTCATCGACGCGCCACACTTCGAATTAGTCGGATGACCGCAGCCCACAATTGACGCCACGCAAATGGCCGTCGATTGGGGCAAAGCCTACCCTGGCGGCATTCGCCATGACAGGGCGGGCATTCAAAGTTTGATCGCATTCAGGTTGAAATTGTCGGCCATCACTTCGTCATAGTTGAAATGGCGGCCAAAGCAATCTCTGAACGAAACGCATTCGTCCGACCATCCTTCGACAACATTGTTGTAAATGTATGCCTTACGAGGAACGGTAATGGTTCCGCAAATGAAATGCAATCCCTTTGCCGTCACGCGCCAGGCACCGTCCGACTTTTTGGTTTCGTCGGTGTGGGCGCCTGGTTCGACAAAGCCCCAATGCTGAAGGGTTGTGTGGGTCTTGCCGCGCAGCAACCATCGCGGGCCGACACGCGGAACATCCACCCAACCGTCCGCATCAGCAGGGGCGCGGGACAGCCATAGAAGGGCCAGGGCGCGGGTTTCGTTCATACCCTGGGGGCTTATCTTGCCCCACTTGCCACAGCACGGGCAATGCCCGCCATCGCCTTCAATGGTTGCCCGCCAGTTGGCTTTCAGTTGCGTCAGGTATGACGCGGCATCACCAAAGAAATCCAACTGCATGGCCGGCCTTAAAAGTTTGGTAAATCGTCTGCTATGTCATCAAAGCCGCTGCCCTGGTGTTGCTGTTGGCGTTGATGCTGGCGCTGGTTTTCGTCACGTTCCCGCGGTTCGTTGATATAGGCCCATCCGTCCCATCCGCCTTCCTTCAGCGGAACCACATCAATTTTCAGCATGGGGCCGTTTTTGGTTTCAATGATTGACCCGATCCGCTGATACCGGTTTTTTTGCTGGCCCTGGCTGTTGGTGTAGGTGCCGGTGATGACCGTGATTTCGTTGAGCAGTTTTGCCATGATTTATTCCCCGATGATTTTCTGAAGTTGCTGGACCTTGGCATCCAATTCGGCTAAGAACTTTTGGATTTCCGCTTCCATGTTGGCGATGTATTCGTCATCACGAACCAGGCGCTTGACGAACATTTGGGCTTTGGTCGGCATTCGCGGATCAAAGGACACAAAATCACACCAGGCGCGGCCGGTACAAGCCATTTGGAACTGCATTTGCGCCACATACTTGGACGGGATGGCGCCAGTCAGCAGCGTTTCGATTTGCGTGGCCGTGTTGGGGCACTTGATTTCGACCAGGCCATCATCGCCCACCAGGCCATCAGGGGACGCGCCAGCGCCTTCAATGGTCGGGTGAGGAGCAAACCCCACTTCGTCCACCAAAACGCCCGTGGCGGCCTCATACGCGGCCCTGGCGAACGGTTCCTGGTCGGTTCCCCACTGCATGGCGGCGTTGGTGAACGATTCGGCCTTTTCGCCGGTGATGCGTTCAACCACCAGTTGGGCCATGTAGTTGTCGCGGCTGGCGCTGTAACCCGTTTTGGTTTTGGCCATCACATCGGCCACGCGGGACGCGGTGACTTTGCCCAGGCGGGCGGCGAACCATTCGTCGGTGCGTTGTTCAATTTCGTTCATTTTTGTTCCTTTGCATCCGCTGTTTGTGCTTTGAAAATTGCGTATTCCGCAGTAGTTGATGGTCCGCTTTCAATGGTTATTTTCATCGGCGGATTGCCGTCCATCCAAATTGGCATGGTCACTTGGCTTGCGTCAAAATCTTTGCCCGCTTTTGCGAAAGCCTTGCGGCTGCCTTCAACAATTGTTTTTGCGGCCAAGTAAAGAACGTGAATTGGGTTGTGGTCAGGATCGCGTGGCTTGACCGTTGATTTACTCCATGTCATTGCGCTTTCTCCTTTTTGGCGCGTTCAATGCGGGCTTTTTTGGCGGCAATCACTTTTGCCTGTGCTGCCTGGTCCTGGCCGCAAGCCTTGATGGCGTCCTGGAACAGTTTGGCCAATTCATCACTGGTGGCCGATGCTTCGATGGCGGACAAGAAATCCGTAATGTCAACCGCGGGCGCGGGTGGCGGTGATGGGCGGCGGCTGGCAGCGTTGCCGTCATCATCTTCAGGTGCAATGCCGCAAGCGGCCATCAGGCTGTATCGGCGGGCGTAGGTCAACGCGCTGCCGTAGCCCTGGGCATCCTGTTTGGTGGCGGGAACGTGCAGCCGGCCGCATGACATGGTGGCGCCGGATTCGTGAATGAACACGGTTTCCACGATCACACCGTTGTCGCATTCGTGGACCTGTTGCGTCAGGGCGATGCCGTTGTCATTCAGCGCGTCGATGACCGCTTCAACACACGCGGACAGGTCCGCATACTTGCTGCGGAAATGCGGGTTGCTGGATGATTTAAGGGCCGGGCCAAAAGCCTTTTGGGCTTTGACCAGGGCGGTGGCTATCTTGGCGAAGTTTTCCATGTCAGTCCTTTTGCAGTGCGATGATTTCGGTTTCTAAGTCTTTGATGCGTTCCTGTGCGTTGGTCAGCAGATACGCCATTTCGCGCAATTTGCTTTCCAGCATTCCGACCTGGTACGGCCAACGCATCGGATCGCCGGGTTCGTAGTAGTTTTCACAGGTGGCCTGGATGGCTTGCAGGATGTGGTCAATGTTCATGTCGATCACCATTTGGGGGCACAGGTAACGTCGATCACAACGTCCGCGGTGTAACCGTTGACTTTGCGTTTGCCGTACATCAACACGGCGCGAAGGTTTTGCGATTGGCAGTCACCAATGGCGGAAACGACTTCGTTGCGGGACATGGGCTGAACGTTTTTGTCCAGCACCAATTCCTGGCTGCCGTTGGTAGTGGTGGTGCCGCAGCCGGTGAGCCACAACACAACACCAGCCAGCAACACGGCCAGGACAAGCCCATTCCACACGCGCTGAAAGCACGATGGTTTGGGGTAGTAGGGACCATCAAGGTCAATGCGGATTGGTTTTTTCATGTTGAACCTTTGCAGAATGGCGCGGGTGGCAACTGGTCCCGCTGTTTTTCTTCGTATTCGCGTTGTTGCTTGCGCGTCCAGGGGACCGGCCCCCCTGGTGGCGGGAAGGGCCAGTTAGACATTTGCAAGAGCCTTGGCCTTGTTGATGGCCTGGGCCAGCATGGCCGTGGGGTAGATGTAGGTGCCAACAATCATTTCGGCATCGGTGTCCAGCAACGTGACGGCAAAACCTTTTTTGGTAGTGGTCACGGTGGATGCAATACCCAGGTCAGAATTGACAAACGTTGCGACCTGGTTTGCGGGGGCGGTGGTTGAAGTCATCACAATTTCCTTTCTTGATAGACCCGTAAGGGCATGGTTTGATTGTAAGCGGGCTTAACTTGCTGTGTCAACAGGTGGCGCAAAAATTCTTGCAAAGCCGGCCCGCACCGCGATTGCTTCGCGCAATTCCGCCAGGCTGGCGCGTTCCAAGTACACACCAGCCACCGTGGCCGCGTACCAAACGCGACCGGCCCGATGAACTTTGGTGATGGTCATTTCGTTCCCCTCAAAAGATGGCCATTGCAAGCCAAATCAAAACGTAGATCACAGGCGCCGCGATCAGCGCCATGATCAGAACTTCCGTGTCGGTCGGTTCGCGGTTCATGGCGGTCCCCTTATGCGGCCAGGCGGCCAACAGCGCCGTACCCGTAGCCATCGTCACCCAAGAACGACACCCGCTTGAGCGTGGCGCTTTCGGCTGCATCGTCCATGCTGAATTCGTTGGCCAGTTGCATGATCCGGCGGTCTTGTTCGTAATCAGAACCTTCGATCCTGGCGCCGAATCCGTTGTCAACCACGTTGAACTTGGGATAGCCGAACCGGCTGGCGGCCAACACGACAAAACCTTCTAGGTACGCAACAGTGAACTTGCGGTTCACGAAGATAAAGTCAGCACCGAACGAAACTTCCTGGCCATCCAAGGTGTTGTAGTTGCTGCCCTTGTAATCGGTCATGCCGTCGAAGTACGCACCTTCGAACACACCAACCACAGCCTTGACCTGTTCGTAAGAAGGGCCGTTTGTGTAATTGACATTGATGCTGGCGCCGCCGCTGTAAACGCTGGATTTGACGCTGAACTTGACGCCAGGGAAGGATTCCTTGAGCGCGGCGCGAACCAACTTGGCGGTTTCAGCGCAGGAAAGATATTGCTTGGTCATTTCTGTTTCCTTTCAAAAGACCCCGTGCAATTCGCTAGGGCATGACTGAATGTTAAGCCCGCTTGCGCCTGGCGTCAACAACTATTTGTAAAGCCCCCTTAACTTTGTCGGGAATTGTGGTGCTTGACACACATCGCAAGGCCGCTTAACATCCGATGATGGACAAAGAACAGGCAATCAAACTGGCGGGGTCCGCAAGTGCATTGGCGAAGTTGCTAGGCATCACGCGGGCCGCGGTGAGCCAATGGGGCGCGAAGGTTCCCCAGGCACGGGTGTGGCAGTTGAAGGCGTTGCGTCCGAAATGGTTTAAGGGCTAGAATTGTTTGGAATCCGGCTAGGACGGCCTAATTACCCGTCCGAAAAGCGAACCCACCCCGCCTGCCGCGATTTCCTTTTGGGTGGGAGAAAAGGGGTCGGGATTGCACTATTACCAACATCACATTGGTGACTTCATCAAAGCCACCGCCAGGCTGACTGACAGCCAAACAATGGCCTATCTACGGCTGTTGTGGATGTACTACGACACAGAAAAACCGCTGAAGCCCGACAGCAAACTGTTGGCCTTTCAGATTGGCGCGTCCGTTGAAGAAACGGAACTGTTGCTGGAATCGTTTTTTTGGCTGGCTGACAGCGGCTGGCACCACACACGCTGCGACCAGGAAATCCAAGAGTACCGCGCATTCCTGGAGAAAAAATCTAACGCCGGTCGGGCATCCGCTGAACGCCGGAAGCACAACAGCGCAACGGATGTTGAACAGGTGTTGAACGGGTGTTCAACCGATGTTCAACTAACCAATAACCAACAACCACTAACCATAAAACCAAAGAGAGAGAGCCAGCGCGGGACGCGCTTGGCCCCTGACACACAGTTGTCGGATGAATGGATTGGTTTTTGTCGCCAGCAAAGGCCCGAATTGGACCCCAGGGACGTTTTTGAGGGGTTCCGTGACTACTGGGTAGCCCAACCTGGTCAAAAGGGCGTAAAGACCGATTGGACGGCCACCTGGCGTAATTGGGTACGCCGGCAGCAAGCGCCGCACAAAACCGCGTCAGAGGCCCGCCAAACAGCGATGGCAGCCCTTACCCGCGGCCTGGCCGTCCCCAAGCCAGCCGCCAAACCGTTTTGGGAGAAAACAGACCAACCAGCAGAGGTGACCCATGTGGAACGCAAACGACTTTTGTGATGCCGACAGTGGGTTCGACTACATCTTTTCGAAGATGAACGCGATTTATGGTGCGACCTTTGCCAACCACTGGCGCGATGTGGACCCCAACTTGATCCGCCAGGTGTGGATCGAAGAATGTGGGCGGATGCTGACTTACCGGCCGAAGATGGATTACGCCTTGCAACACATGAACCCTGACCGGCCACCGTCCGCCCTGGCGTTCAAAAAATTGTTGAACGATGGCCCGCGCATTCCTGACAAGCCCGAAACGCTGATAACCAGGCAGCCGACCGTTCACGAAAAGATTGCAACCGCGGAAGCGAAAGAACGTGCTTTGGCCAAATTGCGCGAAATCACCCAACAAATGAGGACGCCAAAATGAAATTTGATTTTTGGTTGTGTTTTGCGACAACTATTTATTTTGCAAATTTATTTGGATGGATGATTTATTTTGTAATGAAAGTTTTGAAATGACTCGCGACGAAGGCCATTTGCTGTTAAACAAAATTAAAGAGGGCCAAACCTTTGACTTCGACCAAATCACCGCAGCCCTTGTCGCAACAGGTGACCTTGCCGGATGGCGAGAAACCAACCTGGTCGGAAGCCTGGCGGCGGGAATGCGAAGCCAGGGATTGGCTGCGCCGGTACAAGTTGCACCAGCGCGAGAGGGGAACCAGGTTTGCGAACAAATGGTGGGCCGAAACGATAGAGAAAATCGAGAAAATCCGCGGCCCTGGTGCAGCGCGTATGTTGCGGGACGATATGAACAAGGCAAAGCATGAGGGCAGCAAAAATTGACGCAAACCACACACAAGTTGTCCAGGCGCTACGGGCGGCTGGCGCTACGGTTCAGTCTTTGGCGGCTGTTGGCAAAGGTGTCCCTGACTTATTGGTGGGCTTTCAAGGTAAAACGATTCTTTTGGAAGTTAAAGACGGGCGCAAACCGCCATCGGAACGGCGGCTAACCGAAGCGCAGTTGGAATGGCATGGCGCCTGGCGCGGTGGCCCCTTGGCCGTTGTTGATGGACCGGACGCGGCGTTGCGGATGTTGGGGGTGATGAAGTGATTTACGAACTGATCAACCCGCAGCAAGCCAAAATCCTGATGGACCGTATTTGGCCGGAAGTCAAAGCCAACCTGATGGCCGGCAACAAAATGCGGATCGAAATCAAAAAGGGCACTCGCAGCCTGGACCAAAGCGCCAAATTTCACGCCATGATTGGGCAGATCGGCGCGGCCATGCGCCAGGCCGGATCAACATGGTCGGACGAAGATTGGAAACGCCTGTTGATCGACCAATGGGCGCACGAAACCGAACGCAAGATTGGCCGCGTGGTTCCAAGCCTGGACGGCGAACGGGTGGTCCAGTTGGGCTTTCAAAGCCACAAATTTACCGTGGAAGATGCCAGCGAATTCATCGAATGGCTGTATGCGTGGGCAGTTGAAAAAGGATTGAAAATATGACCAAAGACGAAGAAATGGCATTGCGTGAATTGGCCGCTGGTCGATGCACCATTCAAAAAGTCGTAGACCTTGTTGGGCCACTTTCTTTGTGGTCAAAAGAAGGATTGGAAATTGAAATTGCTAAAGCAGTCGCAGCAGAGCGTGAGGCGTGTGCGAAGGTGTGTGACGACATGGTTCTTTACACCGGATTCGACTGCGCCGCCGCCATCCGAGCAAGGGGGAAAAATTGATTGACCATCCAAAGCATCAATACGTCCGGTCCAAAAAGTTGCTGCGCCTGGTGGCCGAACTGGAATGCCAACTGTGCGGAAGCCATCATTTCGTCCAGGCCGCGCACAGCAATTGGGGGTCCGGCAAGGGGCGCGGGATCAAGGCCGATGACAACATGGTGGCCGCGCTGTGCATGAACTGTCACCACGACATTGACCAAGGCCATCAGTGGTCCAAGCAAGAACGCCAGCGGGCCTGGTGGATCGCCCACCGCAAGACCGTGGAAATTTTGGTCGAACAGGGTTGCTGGCCCCTTGACGTTCCCATCCCGGACGGCACAGAATGGGATGGGTTTATCCCTTTGCAGTAGCCATGTGCGGGGGTTTCGGCCCCCGCTTTTTTTGGTTATCATCACTTAATGGAAAACGAATCCGCCGAATTCATTGCAGCATTACTGCACAGCGGGACAGTTGCACACTTCATGCACCTGTCCACGAATTCGTTTGCCGTTCACGATGCGCTGAACACCTACTACCATGAAATCATCGACAAGACCGATGAATACGCCGAAGCGTTCATGGGACGGTATGAGCAAATCAAATCCTGGCCTGAAGAATTCCACACCGGAAAAGACCCGGTGGAATACTTCAACGGCTTGAAAGACTTTGTGGCCGAAGCCCGTAAGGAACTGCCGCAAGACACGGAATTGCAGAACCTGATCGACGAGATTGCGGACCTGATCAATTCCACCCTGTACAAACTCAGATTCCTAACGAAAGGATGAACCATGAAGCGCGATAACGCAGAAATGCAGCCCAAGGGCTATGGCTTTGGCAGCAATGCCAAGGAACCCGCTGGCGCCAAGTCCAGCGATGCCAGCGGCGAGCGTCACGGCAAGATCGTGAACGGCGTTGCGATGGGCATGGCTGATGCTGTGAGCAGCGACCAATTCAACGGTGGCCGCAGCAAAGGCATTTGCTACACCCACAGCCGCGACCGGTACAAGTAATGGCCACCCCGCTGTCAGCAATGGCGGCGGGACCAGGTGCAATGCCGGTCGGGAACCGGCTTTCGGCGCTTGCCCCGCAGCCACAAATGGGCGATCAACCGGTAAACCCGATTGAGCAGGAATACTTTGCACGGCTGCAAAACGACTATCCGGGGCTGGCGCAACAATACGCCCAACTGGCCGAATCGGACGAAGGCCGAACCTTGAACACGGATGTGGCCAGGGAACTGTCCGAGCATTACCGCGCTGACCGCACCAGGTCCGCGGACGTTCACGAACCATCCAGCGCGTTTGTCAAACGCCTGTACGCCGAGAAACTTGCCGCCCCCACCCCGCAGGGGCGCGAACCCGTGGTCATCTTCACCGCGGGCGGAACCGGGGCTGGCAAGACCACCGGTTTGGAAATCGTGAAAAAGGTGGACCCCAAAGCCGCCAAGGCCGAAATGGTGTACGACACCAACATGAATTCCTTTGAATCGGCCGACAAAAAGATCAGGCAAGCCCTGGACGCCGGCCGCAAGGTCAGCATCCTGTACACCTACCGCGACCCTGTGGAAGCGCTGGAGAACGGGGCACTGAAGCGGGCCAAACGCATGGAGGAAGAACGCGGCACCGGCCGCACCGTCCCACTGTCTGAACACGCACGGACACACATGGGCGCCCGCCAGGTTATCGAGCAGTTGGCGGCCAAGTACAAAAAGAACGACAAGGTACAGATTCGCGTGATCGACAACAGCCGCGGACCAGGCAATGCTATGGTAAGCCGGCTTGACAAGTTGCCCAAACTTAACGAAAATGAAGTGAGGAAAGGATTACGCGATGCCCTTGAACGAGCCAAAAAATCCGGCGCCATCAGTGACGCCATCTACCGCGGAACCGCCGATTACGCCCGCTGAACATCGGGCCAATCGTCAGCATCAGTCCGATTCTGACCGCCTGGCGGAAAACTTTGCCAAGGCGCTGAATGATGGCGTCAAGCGTGGGGAGTTGCCTGGTGTCTGAAATCGCCTGTAAAAACTGCCGGTTTTTCCGTGGTGACGCTGCCGTGATGGGCAGTTGCCGCCGATACCCTCAAACCGTCAACAAGTACCCTGCCGATTGGTGCGGGGAATTTGAATTGATGGCCACGCTGGCGCTGCCGGTGGTGGAAATGCGCGACGAACAGCCCCGCAAACCAGGAAGGAAGCCCCGTGATCCAGCCGCTGCATGACCGCCTGGCGGTTCGTCCGCACATCCGGCAACTGTCGGAAATCATCCATGTGCAGAACACCGAGAAATTCAACGAAGGCACTGTGGTGGCCATCGGCCCCAAGGTCCACGATGTGAAGGTGGGCGACTTCATCAAATACGGCAACGGTACTTACCTGGATTGGCCGGTGTTCAAGGTTGATGGCCAAGATTTGCAGTTGATCCAAGAAGGCGATGTGGCCTGTGTGGTGGAGAACGAATAATGGCCACCAAAAAGCACGATAAGCCTATCCCCCACAAAACCACCGGCAAGGGCAAAACATACAACCCCACCGAGCAAGGGGCTGGAATGACTGCCAAAGGCCGTGCAGAATACAACCGTAAGAACGGAACGAATCTCAAACCGCCAGCACCAAACCCCAAGACAAAAGCCGATGCGGGCCGAAAAGCATCATTTTGTGCAAGGATGGAAGGGGTGGTTAAAAAGGCCAAAGGCCCGGCCGAACGTGCGAAAGCCAGCCTTAAAAACTGGAATTGTTAAACCCCTTTTGGAAACGATAAAGGAAACCAAAAATGGCAAATACCAAAGCAACCGGCGTGGCATACGCCGATCCCTCATTTGATTCCGTCCAGGTCGGATCGTCCAGCGCCCCCATCGCGCTGACCACTTCCGGCGTCCTGAACGGTTCCTATGCCACCACCAGCGCAGACAGCGGCGATACCCGCCTGTCTTACCAAAAACTGACGTTCACCAGCACCGGTTCCGGTGAAGTGCAGCGCGGTTTTGCGGTGGTCACTGGCACCAACGGCGCGACCGCTGGCACGATCAACGGCGCCCACTTCAGTTGCGAAATGCAAGGCGGCACCATCAGCGGCGCGGCCAACGCCCTTCGCGCCACCATCGGCGGCACGACTGCCAGCCCTGGCGGTACGCTGGCCGCGATTCAGGCCGACAGTAATTTTGATTCCGGCGTCACGCTTCCCGCGTCCGCGTCCTGGATTCGTTTCACGCAGTCCGGCAGCGCCAAACTGACCAACTTGTTCAACGTGCCCGCCGCAATGGTGGTGACCAAATCGGCAGCCGCCGTGGCCAAGACGATCAAAATTGTCGATGACGCCGGCACCCCCTGGTACATCATGGTGAGCGCGGCAAACTGATGTTGAAGCATCCCGACCAAGAGGTTCAATTCCTGGTTGAAATGCTTGAAGGTCAACGGGACCAGGCGGTGGCGCAAGCCGCCGCTTTGTTCCGTGCCAACAAGCAATTGGAAGCCAAGGTGCAAGAACTCGAAAACGCTGCCGCAAAGAAACTAGACGAACAATGTGACCACGGCGAACAGCCTGGCCTGACCGACTAAGGGTAAACCATGACACTTGAAGCAATGAAAAAACGCCTGGCTGAACTTCAGCAGACTGCCAAACAGCACGAAGCCGTCCTGTTGCAGATCAGTGGCGCGATCCAGGAATACACCATGCTGATTGCCCAAGAGGAATCGCAAGCGAAAGGGGAAGCAAATGCCGCTGATCAAGTCAATGACGCCCAAGGCGTTTAAGCAGAACATCAAAACCGAAGTGAAGGCCGGCAAGCCCGTCAAACAGGCGGTGGCCATTGCCTATTCTGAAAAGCGCGAAGCCCAAAAGGCAGCCGGCAAGAAACCGGCCGCAAAGCCCAAAAAGAAATGACCCAGGACACAACGCCCAAGAAACGCGGACGGCCACCAAAGGCTAAGCCGGCTGAAACCAGCCAGGGCGTTGCTGTACCCGAAAAGAAGCAAACCGGACGGCCAACCGTGTACCGCGACGAATTCGCGGATATGCTGGTCGAATTCTTTTCCAAGCCGTCCACCGAGGTCAAAACGGTCACGGACAAACAGGGAGAGGATAAGGTCATCGTTGTGCCTGGTGACTTCCCGACCCTGGCGCGATTTGCTGTCAGTATTGGGGTTACTACTGAGACATTGCACGATTGGGCAACCGCAAAAAATCCTGACGGTTCATTGCGTAAACCTGGCTTTTCTTACGCCTACAAAAAGGCGAAGGATTTGCAACAAGCCAACCTGGTCGAAGGAACGCTGAAAGGCGCCTATAACAGCACGTTTGCCATATTCACGGCCAAAAACGTTTTGGGCTGGCGTGATAAGACCGAACAGGAAATCACCGGGAAGGATGGCGCACCGCTGGCCGTTCCCGCGGTCCAAATCAGTTTTGTGATGCCCGATGGAAACAGCGATTCACCCGAATGACGCCATCGCCCAGGCGGTGACCAAGGCCGAATTCCCGGTCAAGTTGCAGCCGCTGTTCAAAAAAGCCCGATACAAAATCCTGTATGGCGGCCGCGGTGGCGCCAAGTCCTGGGGAATCGCCCGCGCCCTGTTGCTGATGGCCGCCAGGCGCCCGCTTCGCATCCTGTGTGCCCGCGAATTCCAGGCGTCGATCAAGGATTCGGTCCATAAGTTGCTGTCGGACCAAATCGAAGCCCTGGGCCTGATTGGGTTCTACGAAATCACCCAAACGTCCATCCGCGGGGCCAACGGGTCGGAATTTGCATTCATCGGCCTGAAGAACAACCCGACCAACATCAAGTCATTTGAAGGCGTGGACATTTGTTGGGTGGAAGAAGGCCAAACGGTCAGCCGGCTGTCCTGGAACATTCTGATCCCGACCATCCGTAAGTCCGGGTCCGAGATTTGGGTGTCGTTCAACCCCGACCTGGAAACCGACGAAACCTATCAGCGGTTCGTCCTGAAGCCGCCCAGGGACGCGATCATCATCAAGATCAACTGGTCGGACAACCCCTGGTTCCCGGACACGCTGCGGATTGAAAAGGACGCGCTGAAAGAACGCGACCCCAAAGCCTACGCCAACGTTTGGGAAGGGATGTGCCGGCGCACGGTCGATGGCGCCATCTTTGCCAACGAAATGGAAAAGGCCGAAGCCGATGGCCGCATCACCAAAGTGCCATACGATCCGACTAAGCCGGTCCATGCGGTTTGCGACCTGGGCTGGTCGGATGCCACGGCCTGGTGGTTCGTGCAATTCATCGGCATGGAAACCAGGCTGATTCGGTACTTTGAGGGCAGCCAGCGGACCATGACCAGTTACCTGGCGCAGTTGCAGACATTCGGCTATGTGTACGACACCATTTGGCTGCCGCATGATGCCGAGAACAAGACCCTGGCCGCCAACGGGCGCAGCATTGAAGAAATCGTCCGCGGGGCTGGATTCAAGACCAGCATCATGCCGCGGGTGCCGGTGGTCGATTCGATCAACGCGGCCCGAACCATCTTCCCGAACCTGTGGTTTGATCGGGACAACTGTGCGGATGGCTTGAACTGCCTTCGCCATTACCGCTATGAAGTGGACCCCGACACGGGCCAATTCAGCAAAAACCCATTACATGACCAGTATTCGCATGGTGCGGATGCGTTCCGATACATCGCACTGATGATTCGTGAGCCGGCAAAGCAGCGCAAGCGCCAGGTTGTTGCCCCCACTGGTAATTGGATGGGATAATTTTCAGAAAAAGGGGCGAATATGTCAGATTACCAAGACCAATCAAGCGATCCACGCATTCAGGATGCCATCAAATTCCTGAAACTGGTGGGTGAAGCGGATTCGAATAACCGCCAGGAAGGGTTGCAAGACCTGAAATTCGCCGCGGGCGATCAGTGGCCGGTCGAGATTCAAAACAGCCGCAACATCGAAGCGCGGCCGTGTCTGACGATCAACAAACTGGACCCCTACATTCGCCAGGTCACGAACCAGCAGCGCCAGCAGCGCCCCCGCATCAAGGTTCATCCGGTCAACAACGAAGGTGACCTGAAGGTGGCCCAGGTGATCGAAGGCATCACCCGCCATATCGAAGTCAATTCCAACGCTGACACCGCCTACGACACCGCGTTTGATTACGCCGTCCGCATGGGTTGGGGTTACTGGCGCGTCATCACGGACTATGTGCGGGAAGATTCGTTCGATCAGGAAATTTTCATCGAACCCATTGACAACCCGTTTGGCGTGTACTTTGACCCGAACAGCGTGTCACCTGATGGATCGGATGCCGAAAAGTGCCTGATCACCACGGTCATGTCCAAAGACCGGTTTCGCCAAATGTACCCAGGCGCCGACGATGGCGTGGGATTTTTGCCCAGGGCCACAGGTGATGACACCGCGGAATGGGTCACGAAAGAGGACATTCGCGTTGCCGAATTTTTCTATGTGGTCCGCGAGAAAGCCGAACTGGTGATGCTGTCGGACGGCACCAAGGTGTACGCCGACAAACTGCCGCCCAAGGAAGTGATGGACGAAGCCGGCATCATTGAAGTGGACCGCCGCAAGACATGGCGCCGCAAGGTCAAATGGTGCAAGTTGACCGCCATGCAAATCCTGGAAGAAAAGGAATGGCCTGGCCGCTGGATTCCCATTGTGCCGTGCTACGGCGCTCAGGTGGTGATCGAAGGCAAGCGCAAGAAATACGGCCTGGTGCGGTTCGCCAAAGACCCGCAGCGGATGTATAACTTTTGGCGCACCAGTATGACCGAATCCATCGCCCTGGCCCCCAAGGCCAAATGGCTGTTGGCCGAAGGTCAGGACGAAGGCCACGAAAACGATTGGGCGCTGGCCAACATCAAGTCCACGCCCGTGCTGCGCTACAAACAGCGCGACATTAACGGCGAACAGGCGCCGGTGCCCACCAGGTTGCAGCCCGAGCCGCCGCCCGTGGGTATCATGGAAGCCGCGGCCGAAGTGAACAACGACCTTCAGACCGTGATGGGCATTTTCGACCCGTCACAACAACTGCCAGGCAATATGTCCGGCAAGGCGTTGATGGGCCAACAGAACCAGGTGGATTTGTCGAATTTCCACTTCTACGACAACATGACCCGAAGCATCAAGCACACGGGCAAAATCATCCTGGACCTGATCCCCAAGATTTACGATACGCAGCGCGTGTTGCGAATCATCGGTGTGGACGGCAAGCCCGACATGGTGACCGTCAACGATATGCAAGCCACCGGCGAAGTCCTGAACAACGTCACCGTGGGCGAATACGATGTGGTGATGGACACCGGCCCAGGCTACAACAGCAAGCGCCAGCAAGCCGTCGAAGCCATGCTGCCGCTGATGGCCCAAAACGAGGTGTTTCAGGTTGCTGGCGACCTGATGTTCCGCAACATGGATTTCCCCGGCGCTGATGTGATTGCCGACCGCCTGGCCGCCATGAATCCGCTGGCGCAGATTGACGAGAAATCCGAGATTCCGCCCAAGGTCCAAATGATGATCATGCAGTTGCAAAAGACTGTGCAGGATCAGCAGAACCAAATGGCCGCGATGGGCCTGGACATTAAGTACAAAGGCACGGTCGAATCCATCAAACAGGATGGCGAAACCAAGCGCGAACTCATGCGGTCGATGGCCAAGGCCCACAACACTGAAACGATGGCTGAAGTGCGGGTCAACGATCAGAACACCAGGTCGATCACCAGCCAAAACAAGATGGAAATCGAAGCCATCGTCAAATTGCTGTTGGCTAATATGCCGCCGGACGAACTGGCCCGCATGATTGCCCGCATGAACGCCGAACAATATGCTTTTGCCGATATTGCTGCAAGCGATATTCACGAAGGGTCCAGCCCATTTACCCAGGGAATCCAGGGCGTAATGGCCAATATGACCCCGCCGCAAGTGCCGCAACAGGTTGCAATGCCCCCGCAACCAGGCGCCGAAGGCCAGCCAATGAATGTCGTGCAATAGTATTGACAATGACAAAAGCGGGCTTGACAATAAGCCAAAGCCTACCAATGGGTTTGCATTGGGTTAATTCGTAGGGATGCCTATGTCGGAAGTGCAGGAACGAGTTGCCGCAAATGTGGTGACAAGTGACAATTTAGCGGAATTCACCGCCCGTAAGATGGGTCTAGTTGATTCGAAGCCAGCGGAACCCGCGGCTGCCGAGCCTGATGCACAGGCCGATGCAGAGCCGGACACCGAAGGCGGTCAGAGTGGACCGGACGGGGAAGGGAATGAGGCAACAACGGAAGGTGAGCAGAAGGAACGCAAGCCAAATCCGAAGATCGAAAGGCGGTTTTCAGAGATAACCAAGCAACGCGAAGCCGCACGGGAAGAAGCCCGTAAAGAACGCGAAGCGAGGGAAGCCCTGGAAGCCAGGCTGAAGGAACTGGAAGCAAAGGCCAATCCGAAGGCGGCACAAGCCGAGCCGGACGCCATTGGACCGGAACCCAAGCCGGAAGAATTCAACGATATGTTCGAATACGCGAAAGCGTTGGCCGAATATACCGCTGACAAAAAGTTGATGGAGAGGGATAAGGCGGAATCTGAACGCAAAGCCCAGGAAGCCCGCGCACAGTTTGAGCAAAATTGGGCGCAAAAGGTGGATAAAGCGCGTCAGGAACTGCCCGATTTCGACGACATGATCCAATCAAGCGATGTGGCCGTTTCGGACCCCGTGCGCGATGCGATCATGGAAAGTGATGTGGGACCAAAAATCCTGTATTACCTGGCCGAAAATCCCGAATTTGCCCAGGAATTGGGCAAGAAATCCGTCATTTCCGCCCTTCGTGAGATTGGAAAATTGGAAGCCCGCTTCGAAAAGGCACCCGACAGGGCGCCGGCGGCAAGCGAACCGGAAAGCAAATCGACCGTTGCGAAATCAAAAGCGCCAGCGCCGATTACGCCCATTCGTGGGGCTGTTTCGACCGTTGAAAACAACGTGGATTCCGATGGGAACTTCCACGGGACTTATCAGCAGTGGAAAGCCGCACGACAGGCCCGTAAGATTCGCTGACATTTAACCTTTTCTCAAGGAAACCAAAATGGCCAATAATTTGCTTACCATTTCCAAGATCACCAACGAAGCGTTGATGGTCCTGGAAAACGAACTTACGTTCACCAACGAGGTCACCCGTGAATACGATGACCAATTCGCCGTCACTGGCGCCAAGATCGGCAACACCCTGAACGTTCGCCGCCCTGGCCGCTTCATCGGTACGACCGGCCCCGCCCTGAACGTTGAAGATTTCAACGAAACTAGCGTGCCTGTCACCCTGTCCACGCAATTCCACGTTGACACCCAATTCACGACCCAAGACCTGGCACTGAGCCTGGACGCTTTCAGCGACCGCATTCTCAAGCCGGCCGTGGCCGCGATTGCCAACAAGATCGACTATGACGGTCTGACGATGGCCAAGAACAACACCGCCAACATCGTTGGTACGGCTGGCGTTCCGCCCACTGGTCTGATCACTTACCTGACCGCTGGCGCATACCTGGACGCTGAAGGCGCCCCGCGTGATGGCCGCCGTTCTTGCGTGATCGAGCCGTTCACTTCCGCCACCATCGTTGACAGCCTCAAAGGTCTGTTCGTTCCTGCCGAAGTCATTGGCCAGCAGTACCGCAAGGGTCTGATGGGCCGCGATTCCGCCGGCATGAACTGGTACATGGATCAGAACGTGGTGAACCAAACCTTTGGTTCGTACAGCGGCAAGACCATGACCGTGGACACGACTGCTGCCGGTTTCGGCATCGCCACCGGTTGGGCACAGACTTCCACCATCACCCTGGTGGCATCGTCCGGCCTGACCCTGCAACAAGGCGATGTGATCCAAATCGCTGGCGTGTATGCGGTCAACCCGCAGAACCGCAGCGCCTACGGTTCCGGCAAACTTCGCAACTTCGTGGTCACCAGCACCACCAACGTTGCGACCACGCCCGGCACTTCCGTGACGGTTTCGCCCGCCATCATCACCGGCGGTCAATTCCAAAACGTGGTTGTGACCAGCACCAGCGCCACCGCTGCGGTTACGCCGTTCAACAACACCGGCACCGTGTCGCCGCAGAACATCATCATGCACCGCAATGCGTTCACGCTTGCGACCGCTGACCTTGAACTGCCTGACGGTGTGCATTTCGCTGGCCGTGCGTCCGACAAAGACCTGGGCCTGTCGATCCGTGTGGTTCGCCAGTACACCATCAACAACGACAGCATTCCGACCCGTTTGGATGTGCTGTACGGATGGGCGCCGCTGTATCCTGAACTGTCTTGCCGCGTTGCAGCCTAAACATCAACCGACAACATAGAAAGGAAACAGATCATGTCTAATCCCGGACCCGCATCAACCCAAACCATTCACCCCACCAATTTGGCTACCAACCAGGCATTGCGCCTGATTGCGTCCGCCCAAGGGGTTAACCTTAACCAAGTTGGCGACACTGTTGCGCCGATCCTGGCATCGGGTAGCGTCAGCGTTCAAAGCATCATCGTGGCGAACGCATCGACCAACCTGACCACTGCACAGTTGGCGGTTTACACCGGCGCTGGCGCAACTGGTACGGCCGTGAAATCGGCCTATGCCCTGACCGGCAACAGCAGCAGCGCCAAAGTTGTTGTGACCGCGGCCACCAGCACGGATGCCGTCAGCGGAACCCCGCTGTACATTCGCTGCACCACGGCCCAGGGCGCAGCCGCAACCGCGGATGTTTTCATCTACGGTTACGACCTGACTTTCCTTTCCTGATCGGGAATGGACGAGTGAGAGGGGCGCCCCCAAAAGGGGTGCCCTTTTTCGCATTTGAAGCCTATAATTTTGTGAAACTGGAAAGGGGAAAATATGGTCAATCTATCAGCGATCCGCTTGAGTGGACCAACGTATGCGCTTGATTTGACTAATGTGGCATCGGCCGCCCTGTTGATCACGCCCACCACGAACGATCAAACCAATTATGTGACCCTGTTGAACACGGGCACGGACAAAGCGGCCATCGAAATGGCCCCGCTTGAAGCCAATCTGAAAACGCCTTCGATTGCAAGCACCGGCAATTCCGGTTCGTTTGTGTTACCTGGCAGCATGAATTTTCCCATTGTGATTGCGGCGCCCAAAGGCCCGTTCTACATCAAAGGGATTAGCAGCGGCACCAACACACTGTATATCACCCCGACACAAGCCGACTGATAAGGGGGCGGCATGGCGAACAGCACCGCTGTCACCCAAACCACAAACATCGTTCCGGTTCAGGGCATCTTTGAGCCGGAACCAACGTTTGCGCTGATCAATCTGATCGGGCCAGCGGGCACGGTTTTCTACCCCAACATGAACCCCGTTCAATCGGGGCTGACCATCACGGACAGCACGATTGACAGCAGCATCATTGGGGCGAATGCGCCGGCCGCGGGATATTTCACCAGCCTGGCCGCGCTGACCGGCACCGTTGCCGCGTCACCGTCCGCGGACACCGACATTGCCAACAAAGCCTATGTCGATTCCGTGGCCCAGGGGTTGGACATTAAGGCGTCCTGCCTGTACGGCACCACCGGCAACATCACGTTGTCCGGCTTGGCCACCAGGTCAGGTGGCGATTGGACCAGCAGTTTGACCGCGGGCGACCGCATCCTGGTCAAGAGCCAATCCAATTCGGCCGAGAACGGCATTTATGTGGCCAGCGCCAGCGGCTGGACCCGCAGCGCCGACATGAACACCTGGTCCGAAGTGCCAGGCGCGTTCACGTTCATCGAGGAAGGCGCAACCCTCATGTCCACCGGTTGGGTGACCACCGCGGGGCACACGGGCACGATTGGCGTCACGGCCATGCCGTGGACCCAATTCAGCGGCGCGGGCACCTACAACGCTGGAAACGGCCTTCAACTGGTCGGGAACACCTTTTCGGTCAAGGCCAACGGCACGACCCTGGATGTGTCATCGTCCGGCGTCAAGATCAGCGACACTTACGCCGGCCAAACGTCAATCACGACCCTAGGCACCATCGCCACGGGTGTTTGGCAAGGCACGGCCGTTGCAGTGGCCCACGGCGGCACTGGCGCGACCGATGCAGCCACCGCCAGGGTCAACCTGGGCGCGGCCGCCAGCGGCGCAAACAGCGACATTACAAGCCTGTCCGGTTTGACCGGCAGCATCGCCAGCCCCACCTACATCCAATTCGACACAGCCGCGGCAACGCCCACGGCAGTGGCCGGCCGGCTGTATTGGGACGGCGCGGATGGCGCGAAAACCCTGTCCCTGGTGATGGCTGACACCGGTGTGGTGCAGCAGATCGGGGAAGAACAGTATTACCGCGTCAAGGCATCCAGCACAATCACCAACGGCCAGGTGGTGATGAAAACCGGCGCCGTGGGCAATTCCGGCGCTTTGACCGCCGCGCCGGCCACGGGATTGCTGGCCACCGAAACCGATCATGTCTTGGGCCTGGCCACACAAGACATTTCTACCGGCAGTTTCGGGTACATCACTTATTTCGGCGTGGTCCGCGGGGTCAACACGACCGGCGGCGCCGAATCATGGGTCGATGGCCAGGTTTTGTACTACAACCCGGCGGTGACCGGCGGCATGACCAAAAACAAGCCGTCGATCCCCAACGCCATCGTCATCATTGGCATCGTCATCAACGCTGCCAGCAATGGTTCGATTTTTGTCAGGCCCGTGTATGGTTCAGTCCTGGGGGGCACCGATGGAAACGTCAGTTTCACCAGCCTGACCAACGGCGATGTGATCGTTTACCAGGATGGCGGCAATGGATACTGGAAGAACGCAACCCAAGCAAGTCTGTCGGTCGGATACGCAACCAGCGCGGGATCAGCGGGAAGTGCCACCACAGCGACCACCGCCACGAATCTTGCCGCTGGCGCCGCCGGTTCGCTGCCGTACCAAACAGGTGCCGGCGCTACTACGTTCCTGGGACTTGGAACCAGCACCTACATCCTGACCGCGGGCGCGTCCGCCCCGACCTGGACCAATCCATCCAGCATCACGGTGGGAAGCGCCACCAGCGCCACCAGCGCGGGCAAGGCGACGAATTTGGCCGGTGGTGCAGCCGCCAGTATTCCCTACCAATCCGCGGCCGATACGACCGCGTTTTTGGCGTCCGCTGCCGGTGATGCAGGAAAAGTCCTACAAAGCAACGGCACCAGCGCCCCTTCCTGGGTGACGCCCACGGCCTACGCCACGGTCACC